TTCACATCGCGGCAGGCTTAGCCATTCGCGGTGCAAAGGTTCTTTTAATTGATGCAGACGGACAGGGACACGCGACCTTCGGGATGGGGCTGAACAAAGCGCCCGGTTTCTATGACATGGTCGTGCGCGGCGCGGCATGGGCAGACATTATTCGCCCGCTGGCCCCTGAGAGTTACGAACCGCCCACAGAAGCCTCTAAGGGGTTTCTGGCGGTGCTGCCGGGGAACAGTGAAACCATGCTCATTGGGCAGAAGGTAGAAAATTCACTGACGATCAACGCCCGTCTGGAAGAACTGGCGGGACTGTTTGATGTCGTGCTGTTTGACACTTCACCCACGCCGAGTCTGCTGCATGGCATTATCTACATGGCGACAGACGGCATCATCTACCCCACCGAATGCGAAACCTACAGCCTGCAAGCGCTGACCGCGACGTATAACAACCTGAATGTGTTTAGTCGCCAGCGCCAGAAGCTGACAGGCGTCGGGGTTGATACGCTGGGTATTGTGCCGATGATGCACAAAAACACGATTGAACACAACGAAAACCTTGCCGATCTACGTACCAATTTCGGCGACATGGTGACCGCGCCTATTCCCAACCGTGTGACGTGGGTCGAAGCATCGAACCGCCGCACGCCCGTCTTCCGCTACGCGCCACGTTCGGCTGCGGCGCGTGAGGCATGGGCGCTGGTCAACGGGGTGCTGGCGTATGTCGGATAAGCGCAGCGGACGCACTTCAGCCATTACAGGCGTTGGCGACGAAACCGCCAGCGCATTAAGTCCTGAGCAGCTCGCGCTGATGGGCTACCAAATTCCGACGACGCGGCATATGGTGGCGGAAACGACATTACCCGATGGCGCGATTGTGCCGCAGGGCGATGGATCGTGGCTATTGTCTGGCTTCAGACTCACAACCACAGGGGTTGATATTCCGGCAGATACTACCGAAGCACAGTGGACTGCATTAGGCGTGATGATCTGCAAACTCGGTGCGTCGGTCCAATGGCTCATCGGGGACTGGCTGGCATTCGGGGATCGGCGCTGGGGCAAGACGTATGAGCAGGTTGCAGAACTGACGGGATATGAGGTGCAATCGCTGCGGGATATGGTCTATGTTGCCAGCAAAGTATCGGTGCGCACCGATAAACTCAGTTTTGCGCATCATAAGGTGGTCGCAGGATTAGCGCCTGAAGATCAACAGGCATGGCTGGAATGGGCAATCGAAAACGGCGCGTCGTCAAAGATGCTGCTTGCTGCAATCAGAGAATGGCGTAGGCCGACTCCCCTATCAAGCGGTGCCGATGGGTCGCAGGTGCAAAAAGTGTTGATTTCACGCGAAAAACCGCGCGAATTTCGCCAATTCCTGAAACTGGCCTCCAAAGCAGGGCAGGGGGATGTTAAAGCGAAACAGCGCGCGCTGGGGCAGATTGTCCAGTATCGGCAGTGGTTGGATGAGATGGAACAGTGGTTGAAGGGGTAGAAGATGGCAATACGAAACATGACGCAACCCAAACTGTACGCAACCATTGTGCTGCCCAACGAACAGACCATTGAGGTTCCGGTATCGGTGACGCTGGAAACACCGAACGCTGTCACCCTTGAGCCGGGGCGTATCGCAATCAGCATCGACGTCAAACTGCTGACTGTTCGCGATGATACCGGACGCGTGTACACCGTCATGGTAGATGACGCGCCGCTGGTATTTGTCGCCCGTAGTAATGCCGTGACGCAGATTATGGCGAGGGTTGAATGAGCGACGGCATTGACCTGACTCCTATCGTCAAAGGGCATTTTGTCTCCGGTGATGGCATCTTGATCGACATTGGTGAAACGATTATCAAGCTGTATCGCAAGCGCGGCGCGGCGGAGATGGAACTTGTGGCAACGGTAACACGTCCACAGAAGTCCAGCGTTAGACTAGACGGGTTTGGGCGTGCTGCGTTGGACGATTTCAGCGATTGGCCTACCCAATGGGCAGAGGACGCGGATTTGTTTACTGGCGAGTTCGAGATACAAGTATATCCAAAGGGCGGTGACGAATGATACCCACAGCGATTATCCACGAATTAAACTGCCGTGCCGCGATTCGAGCCTCGCAGTTTGGGCAGGCCACCTATCAGGCATACATTCCGCGCCAATGGTGGACAGAAGACATGCTATTGAGATATGAAGCTGAAGCCGTTGCCATTACAATGTTTGTCGAAGAACCTGACTTTACACGCGATGGCGGCAGTGTCACACTTGATGAATTGACAATCAGGCTGCCGTTAATGCATCCCTCGTTGGACAACTTTGGAGACGTGCCAAATCCCGCTGTTGAGAGATGGTTAGGGGCTGATATAGAGATACAAGTATATCCAAAGGCTAGTGCCGAATGACACCACAACGACCCCCACAACCCTATTTACGCGGCTTTACGATGTTTGACGTGGTGCGCACGATGGACGGGCGCGAAGGTGTGATTCTCGACCTGTTTACCCGTCAGGAGGCGACGGTGGGCTTCTGGAACGAACCACTGCGCGCGGGGCTGGAAACCGCCAGCGCCACAAAGGAACACCACCCGTTAGACGATCTGACGTTTGTGAGGACGCTGGAATGACTGACTACAGCACATGGCCTGATGCGCGCATCAATTACCACATCGCTTGCATGACGGGGTGTAAACTAGAGGTGACCCCTGAATACGGCTCCTTGCCCTGGCTGCGACTGGTGGATAAAAACGACAGTCACATCAAGGACACCGATGTGACATGGGGCAGCATGGAAACACGCCGCCAGTTCTGGTCGTGGGGCTTGTGGGCGAATGATGCAAACATGGCGCTGAAGCTGCTGACCGACATCACAGTTATTGAGTGTCACCCCACCACTAAACCCCCTTTAACATGGTACATGCAATTTGTTTACTATCCGGCGCGCGAGGTGGTCGGGTTTGAAACGCATGTGTTTGCCAAGTCGTTTCCCCGCGCGCTTTGCGAATGCTGGCTCATGTGGCAGGACGCCCTTAATCCACTTCGACAATCCGCAGATCAGCCGTTGCCACGCACGCCACGACGCCACAGGGCGGGTTAGCCACCATCATACGCTGTGCATACCACAGCGCATAGATTTTCGCCTCATGCTCCGGCTTGGAATAGCAGATGATAATTTGTAATGCTGGATATTTGTCGTTGAAAAGTTCGATACGAGAAAAAGGTCCATCAGATTCAATGGTGGGGGCGAGGTAGGGATAACCATGTTCTCTCAGTTTGGAATACACAGTTTTAGCGATTTGTTTTGTGTCCACTTATGGTTATCCAGTAGTTAAAATGAGATATGTATAATGTAACATAGTTCAAGATACAAAATCAAGAATATTTGTTCTACGAACGAAAATGAGATATAATTGGGGGATTAAAAGGGATACCCAAGATGCTTGACCATCTTGGGTATTGATCGACTTACTTGAGGGCAAGTCAGAAGGATTATACCACTTATGTCTCCTAAACACCCATTGTCTACTGCTGGGATATACATCATTACTTGTACTGTGAACGGCAAAATCTATATTGGAAGTAGCGTCAACATAAAACGGCGTTGGTCACAGCATGTCAGTGATTTAAAGACAAGGACGCACGACAATTGTTATCTACAAAATGCATGGAATCGACATGGCGAAAAAGCTTTTAAGATAGATGCTCTTGAGCTATGCGATAAAAGCATATTAGTAGAACGTGAGCAATTTTATCTTGATACCATGAAACCGTTTAAAAGCCGGGGGTTTAATATCGCAATTACCGCACAAAAATCTCAATTGGGAAGACCTGTGACGCCTGAGCATCGTGCAAAAATAAGTGCGGCACGAAAAGGGCACTCAGTATCAGAAGAAACACGTGCAAAACTTAGCAAAGCACAAAAAGGGGTTGCTCGGCATTCCGAAGAAACAAAGCAAAAAATAGGGGCAGCAAGCCGAGGGCGAAAAAAGTCTCCAGAGACAGTAGAGAAAATGCGCATAGCACAAAGGAACAGATCCCCAGAGAGAAATCTCAAAATATCTATGGCCCTTAAAGGGAAAATGCACCTCCCTAAAGCTTTAGAAGAAATGAATAAAGCCCGCAAGGGGGTGCCTTTACCC